CCCTTTTCCTTGTAGGTTGTTAAGTCGTTGCCCAAACACTAACAACAACGGGTCTCCGTGGTACTTGTTTGTGTCCGCTACATCGCTTAATAACGTTTCCATCTCTTCAACAATGCTCTGCAAGTCTTCCAAGTCTGTTCGTACTTGTCTATGGAAGATATCGTTGATGTAGTGTACTATCGGCAAGCCATACAAGTTTGGTATTGTATCCGTTTGTATGCCATCCACGTATTCCGCTGTCTCGTCCTGTGTGAATATCCGTGCGATTTTGTGTTGCATACCGTTGTAATCCATTTCACTGTATTGTTCTGCGAAGTATTCCAGATCCATGTAATCGTTCCAGAACGGTATGCTTGCCATCCCATCAATCAATCGCACACGCAAATTTCCTTCATCGTCAAAAAAGATGTGTTCAAATGCATTTCCAAAGACTGCCGAAGCTTCCAAAATCTCCGCATTGTGTTTGTCGATTTGATTGAACTTGTGAAATTGCTTTAGAAACTCCATAAANCCNTCGTCNGGNTGTGTTACCTTCACCGGCTGTGAGAGAATGAGGTACACAAAAAACTTTACCGCAAGCTTGTAATAGTTAAGCACAACCTTCGATGTACGAAAGACTTCATCACCAACAATCTTATCGGGCTTATTCTGTATCTTGTGCTTGCCGTAATACAGGTCATACATCTGCATCGCTTTCGACTGTTGCTGTATTGCGTATGAAGTGTTCANCAGATTATAGACTTCTTCAACATTTGCCATCAGAACACACCCCATTCCTGCTTATCGAATATTTTCGTGCCCGCGTGGTACATATGCGTATAGACTGCATATCTTAGTGCATCCATCGTGTGATCCATAAACTTTACCGGTTCTTCTAACAAGTTTCCTTCCTTGTCTTCTCTCCACTTATAGCTTTCGATCTCCTTTATCGTGTTAGCACAGTTTCCGGAGATATATATCTTGTGCCGTTTTATGAAATCTATTCCATCCTTTACGCTCTTATCGGAAGGCATAGCATAGTATCCCGCTTGAATGAGCTCTTGAATCCTTTGCGGTTCGGCACTATCACAGTAGACCGGTGCATTTGGTTCTGTGATGAAATCTCTTAGCATTTCGATGAGTTCTTGGTTAGTCTTGTATCGCTCATAAAGTTCGTCGAGGATGTAGATATTATTATCTTTGATTCCTATTCTAAGACAAGCAGTCGGGTTGTTGTAACCGAAGTCGAGCCCGTAGATAACTTCATCAAAGCTTGCCGGCATTTCATTCGTGATTGTGTAATTGCTGTAGATTTTGTTCTTTATTTCTGCGTACTCGCCTAATGCATAGATTCTGTAAAATGCTTCGTCTTGTTCAATAAGTTTCTCTAACGTCTGTACGTACTCTTCATCGAGGAACGGGTTATCCTTGTACCACGTGTGAAGCACTTCCACATCCGAGTCTACTCTATCATAAAACTGTTTTTTCGTCCACCCATCCAGGGGGTTGTAGGTGAGGTACATTTGGTTCTTTGTTTCGGTTGCACGTCTAAGCCTTAATTTCAACTGCAAATAATCACCGTATTCAAATTCTGTTGCTTCTTCCATCCAAATGTAGTTGAACTCCGCCGACTTTATCTTTTCTGGCTCGTCTATCCCTCTGAAGAAAATTACGTTTCTTCTTGGCAACTCGATTGTTTGGTCGACTTTGTGCTCTAAATATGGTACGTTAAGTTTATTCAAAACGTCAAGGACTAACCGATACGAAGTGAGTCTTAAACTTGGGTTGTACTTTCTTGCGATGAGTAGGTACTTATTACGTTGGCTCAACAGTTTATCAATGATTAAAAACTGTGCCACGGTGTACGACTTGCCACTGCCCGCACCACCGTAGACTACGACTTCTTTTGCCCTTGCTTGTTGAAGAAATCTGTATATTTTTCCTATCGTCTTTACTCTGTTATTTCTTGTCGCTTCCTTCGGTTCTACCGTCGCTTCTACCATCTACGTACTCCACCTCGATTCTGAATCCATCTTTGTCGGTGGTGAGATTTACATTATCACGCTTGCCCCATTGTTCCGGATATTTTCGTTCCAAGTACCACGCCGAAGCCTGCCAGTTTCCTTCCATTGCCGCTCTTTGAATTATCGAAAGGTTTCTATCTATGGCAGTTGCTTCCGCCTTTTTTATAGACTGAAAAAACTGAGCCATCAGACTATTTACACCTTTGTTAGTATCCACTTCACCCTGTCTCATCCATTCGTACCATGTATGTTCGCTTATGCCAAGAACGTCTATGGCAACCTTGTAGTAGTTACCACGCTCGACTATTTTTACCGCTTTCTCAATTAGTTCTTTGGTCAGCTTGCTTTTTCTTGGCATAAGTTCACCTACTTCCTAAATATCAAGTAACCTTCACTTCGTTCTTCGTCTTGTGCCTGTGCACTTTCAAAAATCTTGTCTATTTGATTAATAAACTTGAATCCTACTTTGCTTGCTATTTCTTTGGCATCCTTCTTAAGTGGGTACTTTTGCTCACCAACATTCAAGATTAAGTGCCCGCCTTCTTTCAATGCTTCATAACTTTTTCTTATCAACGTTGTGTAAAATCCGTCACGCCATTTGTCATAATTGCTATACCGTGTGTGTGATTGCTCACCACCAACATATTTTTCAACATCGAAATAGGGTGGTGAGGTAAACACAAGGTCATAATAATTTTGCCGTACCTCATAATCTTCAAAAGGTATTGCGTATAGTTCAACTTTCTTTCCTTCAACGTAGGGTAAAAAGTCCTCTGCTATTTTCTTTACGCCTTCATTTGTCAAAGGTGATGCGTCGATACCAGTATACTCAACGGCTTTTGAGGCAAGAAATCCTATAAGCCTGCCTCCCCATCCATGGCAAGGGTCAAGGACTCGTCCGTTTGGTGCGTAGGTATCGTAAAGGTCTTGTGCATATTCGGGTGGGAAATCAGAAGGTAAAGTCGCTATGCCCATTTGAAGGTGTNTCTGAAGTATAGCTATTAAATTGCTACAGGTTAAGACTCTGTAATATCCTGCTGTTTTAATATCTTCTGTAGCGTTCTTCAATCCTTCAATGAAGCTTACCTTAGCTGTTCCTTTTACAACGTCAAAGACATGCTTATGGTATGCTATGAAATTTGACCGTGGGTAACGAGTTCCAAAGTAAAGATATTTCAAAAAGTCAACCTTTGCTGTCCCTCGTGTGTAGAACATTACCTCTCTGTCAAGTTTTTCAAGTTGTATTACAAATTCCGATATTGCTTGCTGAAATGCTTTGTCAAGTGCGATTCGTTGCTCTTCAGTTTCCTTTTGCTTTTTTTCTTCTTTCTCTGATTCTACAAATGCTTCACTATCCGTCATCAAGTCCGTTTCAATTTCAAACAGTTTTTCAATCTCTTCTTGACTGAATCCGGTGAGGTCTATCATAGAATCATCCATTTCGGATAATAACTGCTGAAGCTTTTCAATATCCCACTCACCGGCAATTTTGTTCAATGCGATGTTCAACACTTTTTCGTGCTCAATGTCGAGGTCGACCATAACTGCTTGCACTTCTTTGATTTTGAGCTCTCTCAAAGCCCTTAACCTTTGATTACCGCCAACGACGTGCATAGTGCGTTTGTTGACGACAATAGGTTCAACATATCCGAATGTTTTGATGCTCTGCTTCAGCCTTTCCAACATGTCTGGGTCGATTTTTCTTGGGTTATATGGTGCATATTTGACCTTGTTAACATCGAGAGTTTGTATCTCCATCAGTTCGTAACCTCCACATCCTCTCAAAAATAAATGGACGAGCCTTTAACAAGCCCGCCCATCTTGATACGGTTTTCCATTATCTGCCATCTTGCCCGTATTCAGTTTTACTTGTCTACTTCAACTATTGTTTTGTCTTTGTATCGGTACTCAAACAATTTCTTTTTAATCTTGTAGACTTCTGTCCTCATGCCTTTTGTATCGTAAATCACAACAGTTCCATCATCGTACAAGACTTCAAAGTCTGCAATATAGTAAATAGGTTGATAATGTTTGCCGTTTTTTGTGAACCCTTCTTGAAGCAGGTATCTCGGGTGAATCTTCAGTTCCTTAATCTTCCCTGCTTTGATGAGCGGTTTAAGTCTAAGATAGAAGTCCGCTTCTAATTTTGAATCAAAAGTGTATCCGTCTATCTCAATTCGTTTATTATTATACTTTCTCTTGAATCCATTGTATCCCTTGAATTGACTTGCTGTCAAGTGTTCTTGTGGACTTTTACCGCCTTTCACGTGTCGTTTTCTCACTTTTTCACCTTCTTTTCTTCATCTTTCAAGTGCAAAAGCATCCGTTCTTCTTGTTCATCGCTGTAGCTTGCAAGCGAGAGAGCGCAGAACAACCAGAAACACACAAAGCCCGCAAGGATAAGCACTCCCACCATCTTTCACACCTCCCATGCTTCTTTGGTCAGTAGATTGTAGAGAATCACCACCTGCATTGTCATATTTCCGTCTTGTTTTTCAAATATCAACTTGGCAAAAGGAGTATAGTCCCTGATATCTAAGACTAATATGGTTTGATTAAACCATCCCGCCACCTATAGAGGTGGGAGATTTTGAGAGAAGTTTGGTCAAACGACCCTTATTCTCTCAGGCTGGTCTAAACAACCTCTACACTGTAGAGCCAACAGGCTCATCAGTTTACTTATCCGCACAAGTGTGCGCCAAAGGTATTTGTTGGTATAATTATATCACATATTTCTTTGTTTTGCTAGTATCTAATAAGAAAAAAGGGTTGGCGATTCCTCTCCAACTTGCAGAAGTTGGAGTCTCCTCGCTGCTGGAGTAAAGGCAAAAAAAAACAGGGTGAGCTTTTCGCTCACCCTGCTTTATTGCTTGTTTTAATCTAATCAGTAGTGTCTAATCTTTTCGAGCGCCAATCTCCAACTGCGTTTAAAATCCTCACAACCTCATCCTCCTTGCTCAGTCTTTATCACAGCCTCGTTCAATTTATCCAGGAATGCAACCACATCCTTAGGTTTACCTGCTACATCGAATGTTATACCTGTTATGGTCGATTTGTTATAGACAACACTGTAGGAATCACGCACAACATTAATCGAACGCACCCGCACAGGACCAAAGACGTTACGGTCGATGAACACAAAACAAAGTTTGTTTAAGTATTGGTTCAACTGGTTCAACAGTTCTTCGAGCTTTTCCAAATCAACGTCATGAATGTCGTACTTAACCCTTATATCCATGGTTACCCCTCCTTTTTCTTGTATACCTTTGACCATTTTTCAAACAATTGC